TTTAGTATAGAAAACAGTTTCATTATTTTAATTTAGCAGAGAATGCTCTGGCAAGTCTAGGGGCATTAGCTTTAACTTTAGCTATAGCATCTTCTTCTGAAGTAGCTTGTACTGTTTCGTCCCAATCTATATCATCACCACGTCTATCCATTGTATAGTAATCGACTCTATAAGTCTTTTCTTCACCTTCTCCTTCGTAAACAGGTTTTTCACCTCTAGAAATTCTAGCTACGTTATCTGGGTTTGCTTTGTCTAAGATTGCATTACCTCTTACTGGATCTCCTTCAGGACGTCCTTTTGCTATTGCTGTAAGAATGTTTCTGAAGTCATCTGTAGTTCCTCCCTTAGTTTGTCCTACCTGTGGAGAATATCCTTTCATTGCTTCAAGGACTATTTCTCTTAATTCTGATCTTTTCATTATTTATTTTTTCTTAAGTTCTATTGAAAATAGTATTATACTAAATATAAATATTAGCGTTATTAGGTAATAGCCTATTGGTCCTCCGTCCATTATAATTCTAATATTCTGATGTCTAAATTTCCTGTTCCTTTTATTAATCTATGGTAAGTGTCTTTTGGAATAAAGACTGTATCCTGAAGCTGTTGCGGTATTGAATCTTCAAATTGGAATTGCCAATCTGTAGTACCTACTACTTCCACTTGTCTATCGTTTCTATCTCTATGCCAAACTAATTCCTCTTCCTCTACATCCTGTGTAAACTTTCTATAGATGAAGTCAAATGTCTTTAACTCATAGTAAGGTCTATCCATTTTACCAGTATCCGCTAAAGTTTCTACTACCTCCTAATGATTTCCAATACCTTCCGATATTACAAGCCCAGTACCCCGGTTTTGTTCTATCTTTTTTCTTATCACATTGATGACGAGCGGCAAAAGAACTTCTTGCACCTGGTTCATCTATCTTTACATTTAATCCTGTTGTTCCTCCGAACTGTACTTTTTTAACTTTTTTAGTTTTCGGATCTTTAACATATACTACAAACTTCTTAGAACCTCCTCTTTTAGGTTTTCCTAATTGTACATCTTTCCCGTGGTATTCTGCTTCTACTATCTTTTCAAGATTAAAATAATCCCAAAAGTCAAATATTCTAGCAAACTGATCATAGTTGTCCGGAAATACTAATGTCTGTCCTGAATAAGAAGCTGGTTTTAGTACTACTTTATTATCTGTAATATCTATTACTCTTAGCTTATTATTGTCTTTGTCAATAACAGTCATATTCCTTTTAATATTTCCTCCGTATTCTCCTGCTCTAGGAAGTGCTGGGTTAAGCTGCTCTGTAAGTTTTTTCCAATTCTCAAGAGCCTTCATATCATATACTCCTTTTTCATTATCATATCCGCAATTGTGGCATAATGCTGAATGAGTATCTTCAGGTGTTACCTCCCAGTGGTGGTCACATTTCTTACAAGCAATCTCTTCTCCTTCTTCTACCATTGGTAAGTCTAAAGGTACTTTTTGTCCTTCATACTCTCCATATTCACCTATATTTGTCTCTTCTAGAAGTAATCTATCCTCTTCACATAAGTCTAAATAACCGTCTCTGTGAAGTGTTCTTGCTTCAGTAAACAATTGTATAAAGGCATTGGAAGAATAACGGTAGATATTCTCAGATAAGGGTAATCCATGCTTTAAATGGTAATTTAAGCCTGGTGTTGTATCAACTAATAGGTTAAGTAGTTTTATCATAAAAATCTTTCTTAAAAAAGCGTCCTGATATGTTATCGTTAAAATAAATAGAACCTGGCTCTATGACCCCTTTCATATAAAGATACTTATCCTCATAGTAGGTCAGCTGTTTCTTAGTCGGTACAAAGATAAGAATTTCTCTTGTGAATTCCGACTGTTTCTTTTCTTTTATTAACTGTTTAATTTCTGGATGAGAACCGTGATAGGTTTTCCAATCCGTTTCCTTTATTACAGTCTTCTTTTTAGAAGCTCTTTTATCGGTAATTAAAGCTAATTCTTTTTTTCCTAATACTTTTTTTGTAACAGAAATTAATTGTTTTCTTCCTAGATATTTTCTACCACTTGGAAGATGTGTTACTTCATAGATAAACCCAAAGCTTCCTTCGGGCATATCTGTAAGTTCTTTTATTTCTTTATTTTGATATAACCACATTTTTTATTTTGTTTTAGTCTAATTGTTTCCAAGTACTGTTTAAGTAACAGTATATGTGCTGATCTACTCCTGAACCTGATACTATTACCATTCCTGCTGAAGGTGTTGGTGTTGTTGTTCTTGGTGCAAGTACTAGTATATCATTTAGCATTAGAGAACCTGTTATTTCAACTGTATTTCCTGCTGCATATATTAGATTTGATCTAGAACTATCTGATGTTCCGTTTCCGTGAATAAAGGCAGATTGTACTGATGACGATATATTAAACTGGCCCTGTACGTGCTGGTATGAGCCTGATGCTACTGTATAATAGCCCTCAGCATGTGAACCTGTTCCCGATGATATAGTAGAATGTCCTTCAGCATGTGAAAAAGGTCCTATTGCTTTGGTGGTAATCCCTTCTGCATGTGCAAAGTCTCCTGATGCTGTAACACTGTGCCCTTCTGCATGTGCAGATCCTCCTGATGCTAAAGTATTAAATCCTTCAGCATGTGCATAGTAGTTTGTAGTTCTTGTATCTACTCCTTCAGTATGTGATCCGTAGAATGCTGCATGTGTTTTATACCCTTCAGCATGTGAATACTCTCCTGATGCTATAGATCCTGTCCCTTCAGCATGTGAATAGTTCCCTGATGCTGATGTATGTATACCTTCTGCATGTGAACTTGTTCCGAATGCTACTGTTCTTTCTCCTTCAGCATGTGAATAAGGTCCTACCGTTTTTCCATAGGCTCCTTCAGCATGTGACCAAAGTCCTAATGCTTCTGATCCTCCTCCTTCTGCATGTGAATAATCTCCTGATGCGGTTGTGCTATTACCTTCTGCATGTGATGAATTACCTGATGCTAATGTATTAAGTCCTTCAGCATGTGCATAGTAGTTTGTAGTTCTTGTAACTGCTCCTTCAGCATGTGATCCGTAGAATGCTGCGTTAGTGAAGTATCCTTCAGCATGTGAATACTCTCCTGTTGCTATAGATCCTGTCCCTTCTGCATGTGAGAAAGATCCTGATGCGATGGTACCAGATCCTTCTGCATGAGAGTATGACCCAGATGCATTTACTGCATTTCCGTTTGAGAAACTACCTATTATTGTAGTATTACCATTTACATTTAGTTTGTATGAACCTGGGTCTGTTGTACCTATACCTACGTTACCTGATTGGTTGATACGCATACGTTCTACTGGAGATGCTCCAAGACTGGCTTGTCCGGTCCAAAATGATAAAATACCTCCTCCTGCCCACCCCACACCTGGAGACTGTGATACTGTTGCTCTAATTTGAGAAGAAGCGTACCCAACTGTTGTATCGCTTTTCGCAGAAAACTGTATAATACCTAAAGTGTCTCCTGGTGCTATTCCTGTAGTGGTTGTATTTCTAATATCTAAAACTCCTCCTGTTGATTCACCTACTACTACATCGGGAGTAGATCCAAATGTTGGTGTACCGGGTACTATTGTACCTCCTACTAGTAGGGTTCCTGAAGTTATTAGAGAACCTGTTATTGAAGCATTACCATTATGAGAACCATCCCATTCAGCTGTTACACCGGTTATTTGAGAACCATCTCCTTTGAATGAACCTGTTATACCATTTGTTACAGTTAGTGAACCTGTTATTTGAACTGTATTTCCTGCTGCAAAAATAAGATTTGATCTAGAAATATCTGATGTTCCATTTCCAAGAATGAAGGCTGCTGATATCGATGATGTTATATTGTATTTACCTTGAACGTGTTGATAGTCTCCTGCGGTTTTTGTATTCTGTCCTTCAGCATGTGAAAAAGGTCCTATTGCCTGTGTATAGTATCCTTCTGCATGTGAATGATATCCTTGTGCTTCTGTAGAATATCCTTCAGCATGGGAGCCAACGCCATATGATATACTACTATATCCTTCAGCATGACTCCACTCACCTCTATAGTTCATATTACCATTCCAAGTTCTTAGAGGTTTACTAAGGTTTCCTACAATACCATTATTACCATAGTAAGAAGTCCAATCACCAGCTAATTCTATAGTGGTTACTCCACCACTGTATTGACTATCTGATATAAACTCATTGATTTCACCTAAATCACCGTCATAGGGATTATCATCATAAAAAAACAAATCACCACTAGGGAATGAACTTGTTACATTTCCATAAATTGAAGATAATTCAATAATTCCTTCATTAAAAGAAGTAGCAAGATATGCTTTGTCTGTACCTGCTTTTGTAGAATAGCCTTCAGCATGTGCGTAATAGTTTGTAGCTTTTGTATATCCTCCTTCAGCATGTGAATAGCCTCCTAATGCACTTACTGCATTTCCGTTTGATAACTTATCCGTTACTATTAGTGAACCTGTTACTTTTGCAATACCGCTAATACTAGTGTTTCCTTGCACCCTTAGTATATCTCCAGTATCTGCAGTTGTCCCTATAAGGATGTTACCTGCTTGTGTAATTCTCATTACATCAACACTGTTCATTTGAAAGTCTAATGGAGCATTAGTATTACCTACGTTTATCCTAGCATGACCTCCTGCATTATTTGGAAGTAGTCTCAGTTCTGTACCTCCAGCAACTTGAGCTTCCATTGTTAATACCCTAGTTCCTGTTTTAGATAGCAATAGATTTCCAGAACCCGTTATATCTCCAGTCACAGTCAATGAACCTGTTATTGAAGCATTACCATTATGAGAACCATCCCATTCAGCTGTTACACCAGTTATTTGAGAACCATCTCCTTTGAATGAACCTGTTATACCATTTGTTACAGTTAGTGAACCTGTTATTATAGTACTACCATTTACATCTAGTTTTGCATTTGGTGTTGTTGTTCCTATACCTACTCTACCACTATTACTAAATATAAAATTTTTTGAACCTACTGCGTCATCTATAACTAAATCCCCAGCACCATTTATTGCAAAATACCAATCAGGTACAGCTGAACCTCCTCCCGCTGTCATGTATAAATCACTTCTAAAAACAGCTACACCATTTACATCTAACGGATGACTAGGACCTGTTGTTCCGATACCTACTTTACCTTGGTGGGTGATACGCATACGTTCTTCTGGGGATGCACCTCCATAATCATTACCAGTCCAGAATGATAAAATACCTCCTCCAGGATCTCCTGAACCTGCTGAGGAATTTACAGTTGCTCTAATTTGAGAAGAAGCATAGCTTGTACCTGAGGCTAGTCCTGAGAATTGTAAGATTCCTAAGGTATCTCCTCCAACTATAATTCCCCTTGTATTGCTTAAATCTAATACTGCTCCTGTAGAGCCAGTAGGCATACCTATAGCTAGATTAGGCGTAAACCCGTAAGTTGGAGCTACAGTAGATGATCCTGATCCTACTGTTAATGAACCTGATATTTGAACTTCTGATCCTGATGCATAGATTAAATTTGATCTAGAACCATCTGATGTTCCGTTTCCTAAAATGAAAGCTGATTGGAATGGTGAAGATATATTATATTGACCCTGTACGTGTTGGAAATCTCCTAATGCTGTTGTATAAAAGCCTTCAGCATGTGAACCTGTTCCAGATGCTATAGTAGACTGCCCTTCAGCATGTGACCAAGGTCCTAATGACTTATTAGTAAGCCCTTCTGCATGTGAGTAGTCTCCTGATGCAGTTACACTATGTCCTTCTGCATGTGAAGATCCTCCTGATGCTAATGTAGAAAGTCCTTCAGCATGTGCATAGTAGTTTGTAGTTCTTGTACCGGTTCCTTCTGTGTGTGATCCCCAAAATGCAGCATTTGTTTGATATCCTTCAGCATGTGAATAAGGTCCTGATGCGGTTGTATAGTTACCTTCTGCATGTGCTGCGGTATCACTTGCTAGGGTGTTCTGACCTTCTGCATGTGAGTTAGCTCCTGATGCGGTTGTGTTCATACCTTCTGCATGTGAATAAGATCCACTCGCGAATGTAAAGAGTCCTTCAGCATGCGAACCTTGTCCTGATGCTATTGTCTGATCTCCTTCTGCATGTGAATATATACCTGTTGCTATTGTATTATATCCTAACCCTAAGTTAAAAGTAGTTGTTGTTGCTGCTTGTACAAAACTTCCCGTTGTATGCAGTACTAAGTTATTTCCTGATTGAGATGCTGAGTAGTATAGTGATGAAAAGTTAGTATCTACCTGTCCATAAGTAAGTGTTGATCCTGTTACTATTCTTAATGTTATTCCCATGTTTTATTTTTTAAATATCTATTTTTACTACAATTGTCATTTCTGTATTAGCAGGTTTAGGTACTGGTTGTGACATTTTTCCCACTGCAATTAATTCGTTTGCATCATTATATAATCCTACTGTTGTTATATACGGTTGAAAAGAACTTCCTGTTACATTATTTTTTAATGCTCCATCATTAACACTTCCGGTTGTTGAATAAACATTTCCGGTACTATCGTAGATCGTTTTTATAGATCCACTCAATACTGATGGGTTATAGGTATAGTTATACTCCGACTCTCTTATCTTACAGTGATAATTATATGTATAAATAGGTTGGCTTGATTTAAAAGCTACGCTACTAATACTACCATATACATATTCTCCTTGAGTAATTACTGCTATTCCATGGGTGTATATAATATCTCCTACATACAGTCTAGGGGAGCTCCCTGATATGTAGAGACTACCTTCTAAATCATCAAGAATAATTCTATTTACAAACTGTGAGTTGATTGCTCCGTAAAAACCTAGTATAACTCCCGGTTTTATACTTGTTCCGTATAATGTTCTCGGAATTGATACAACTAAAGCGTCTCCAGTAAGGTTTCTAGATTCTGAGTTGTATAGAGTAGTTTGCGGGTAGTAGTCGAATGAATGTGAAACTATGTTCCCTAGAGATTTACTAGGGTAGTATAGTTGCGATAAGCTACTTTTATAACTTTCGTCTGCTAATGTTGTGGATATCTCGTAAGTGGGATACTGAGCGAGAGGTATTGACCACTGCTTATGAGCAACGTAGGTTGTTATGTAGGCATCCTGTTTGTTTAATTTTTTGTAAGCACCCATTCATTAAAAGTCAAGTTTAATTCGTATTAATGCTTCTTTTGTAAAGTCTTTAATTAATGGCTTTGATAGTTTTGCCACTCCTAGTAAGTCATTGTTATCGTTATACAGTCCAACTGTAGTCATGTAAGCTTGTGGACTGTTTATCATTATACTATGTCTTAAATCACCTGAACCTGAAATGTTAGATGGATTTGTTGAGTAGTTAAACTCTGTATTTCTAACCCTAACAAATACATAGTTTGATGTGATTGTTTCTTCTGATCTTACACTGAAGTTTGATCCAGAGATAATTGCATTAGTAAACGCTTGCTTATTATTTCCTTCTGCATTATAACTTTCAGATACAAGTAAATTAATTCCATAAGTGGAGTCTTTAAGTGCGTTAGCGTTAAATATAAAGATACCTACATCTGGTAAAAATTTACCAAAAGATCCTGATGCTGCTGTAAAGGTACTATTAGCGCTATAAACTCCATTTGTAATTGAACCACTAACTATGTCGTATACTCTTCCTGCATCTACATAAGAAAGTGTACTTATAGTACTACTGTTATCTACAAGTGTAATTGTGTTGCTACCGCTTGTTAGTGTTAGTTCAAAACTACCTGGTAGTAATTTTTCTTTAAATCTAGCTCTATTAACTGTTATTACATGTACTGAGTCTGGTGTAGGTCCTCCGAAGTTAAAATCTGTATTCTCATCTCCATTAATTAAAGTCCTATACTGTCCGTATATCACAGATGAAGGAGATTTGCCCACCTCTGTAGAAGTGATTAATGTAGAACCACTTCCGTTTCTATTTCCATATGCTGTAGAGAATTGAACATCTGTCACAGTTGGGGTATATACATTGTAATAATACTTTCCTGATGATAGGCTTGCTTGTGTGCCAAGAGCCATAGAAGTTAACTTAGTTATCTGATTTGACCAAGCTGGTGCTACTACTGAATCTGCACTTAATGCTATATCTTCTGTATCGAATCTTTTAAATGACATATCTTATTAATTTACTTTTGTGATTGTTACTGGGATTGTTAATCTAGCTCCTGAATCTCTACCTACTACTGTAAT